CGTTTCTCCACACCAACCCTGGAGGAACCATGAAAACCATCCTGCTGAGCGTCCTCATGGGCGCGCTCATCGGCGGCGGACTGACGCTGATCTACATGGCGGCGGTGCGCTAGTGGGCACCCATCCGCTGCGCCGAACCAGCGACATCCGGCCCATCTATTCCGGCGCGAAGTCCAGGCCGAAACCCACAGGCCCGCAATACATTACGAAGGAGGACGCGCGAATCCTGGCCGGCCTCTTTGGTTTTCGCGATGCCGACGAACTGATCGCCTTCGCCGAATACCAGGGCATCAAGGCCATCGAGCGCAGCCTGTGAAGGACGGCAGGAGCTACCGCTGCTCGTGCCCGACGTGCGGGTGCCCGATGCCTGAAGACAGACCCGCCATCGACCACAGGAGACGTGAGGGCGGCGGAATGTGCGCGGGATCGGGCGGCCTGCTCGACGTGGTGATCATCGAAAAGCCAGTCTCGCTTCGTGGATCGCGGCCTGGGTCTTAGTGCGGATCTCCTGAGACTGCACCATCGGCAGCAGATCCTCGATGGCCTCGGTCAAGGAGGACAACGCTTTTCGCATGCGCTGGATCTCGGTGTCGCGGCGCGCGATCTCCTTGTCGAGGCGGTCGGCCAGGTTACCGGCGGCATTGGTGACCCGGTCTGCCGCCTCGGCGCGCGAGACTCCCTTGCCCGAAAAGCTTTGTATCACAGCGGTTCCGATGCCACCCAGTGCCGCGCCCAGGCCACCGGTCAACAGCGCGGGAATCAACTCGGCCACTGTTCACCTCGATGAATCCGCATCGCGAGACGCTCGGTGATGAAGATGACCCAGGCATCGCGGACGATGAGGCACAAGATGAACACCAGTGTCGCGCCGACGATGTAGCGCGAGTAGATGCGAGACTCTGTCGCAGCCTTGGCGACGTTGGTCAGGTGGTAGGTCAGCACGGCGATGAACATCGTCACGTCGGCAGCCCAGCGCACCCACATGCCGATGAAAGTCCACTTGCCGTAACACTTTTGGATGAGGAACCAGGACAGCAGCGCGAGCGGAGGGCCGATGATCCCAAGCGAGAGCCACACCGGGTAGAAGCCTTGGGTGATGATGTCATCGAAGTTGGGCGGCGGGTCGGCGTCGATCCACAGCCGAATTGCCGCGCCCCACAAGAAGAAATAGAGGATCGGCTGGAACGCGACGAGACTCCAGCCGTCCTGCCCGAAATACCGGTCGACCCTACGAATCCACCTGGGAAACTCCATTGTTCACCACCGTCGCCCTGGAACCGGCTGCGGCGGAAGGGATTACGAGGTGGGCCAGGGATTACTGGACGAGGTAGGCGAGCTAGGGCCGGCTGAATTGCGCGGCGCGACAGGCTGATACGGCGCGTGGTAGACACCGACGGCGGTGAGCAGCGCGACAACGACACCTATGAGCGACGGCCACGGTGCAGGCAGGGACGCCGAATACTGAACTGCCAGTGGGACGAAGAACGTGAGCAGCGAACCGAACAGGGCAACCCATGCCTTGCCGGCAACCTGGAAACCTTGAATCTTGGGCATGTCTAACTCCTACTTCTTGCCGACGAACGCCGTGGACAATTCGCCCAAAGCCTCTGTGAGAGAGCTTAACTGAGTGTGCAGCTTCCCAAAGTCATCACCGAGCGTACCGCCGGGAACAACCGCAGAGGTCTGCGGATTCGACGCAATCGGTTGCAGCACAACGGGACTCGAAGCCGGCGTGATCGGAGCCTGCGCCACAACCACATTCGGGCCGGGTGCCTGGTCATGCAGATCGATGAGGTTGAGCATCGCCTGCGCGATCTGCCGGCCACCGGACTGTTTGGGATCGTCGGTCGACGCGACGGCGCGCAGTTCCTCCAAAGTCCTTGGGCTACGCAGGATCACACCCAGCAGGTACTGCACCAGGATGTGCACGCTGCCATCGGTATTCGCTTCGAGATCCTCGATGTTGCCGATGGTGCCCTCGCCGGGCCTGTGCAGCGGCGAGCGCGAGCCACGCTGGCCGCAGAGCGCGTCGTAGATCTCCTGCTGCTGCGCGTCGGACAATGCCATGAGGAACCCTTCATCTTTCTGTTTGAAGACATTTGAATTGTAGAGCGCGACAGCATCATCGAAGCGTTCATCGTATCGGTAGGCATATTCCTCGGCGCACCGCTGCACCCGATAGGCGTAGAAGCCTGGGCTTTCTGATGTGTCGTTGTAATCGTCGTGGTTCCCGTTGTCGTCTTCGAGGTTGACGAGCTTGTCGTAGAACAGGCCGGCGGATTGTGTTGCGTCCATGAGGATCTCGACCGGCCCCCACATCGGGCACCGCTGCTGGAACAGGCCAACCGAATCGTGGTCGCTGCCGACGGCCTCGTGCGGCATGTTGAGGCTCTGCGGCACAGACGAATTGGCGTACATCGTCAGGTTGGACTCGACCAGCGCGGTGGCCAGGGCGATCTCGATGCCGCGCTCAGAGATCCCTCGACGCTGACCCTCCGCGATGATGGCGCGAGCGTAGCGCGTCCGATTGTCCACTGGCTCAGTCGGTTCCGGCACCGCACCCAGAAGGCTACTGATCACCGCGTCGTAACGCTTGTCGCCTTCAGGCCAGCCCATTTGAAAATGCATTTCATCGATGGGGTCTGACCAGTCACCTCCCCAAAAGACCGATCCCCCAAAGGAATCCAGCAGTTCGCGCAGCGCGCCGAGCTTGTCGCCGTAGGTTCCGGCCACATGGAAGGGATGGCTCGACCAATTCGCGTCGACAGCGCAGCCAGCGAGATGGTTACTGGTTCCCACGTCGTTGACCAGGGTCCAGCCGCCCGTGTCGGCATCGCGCAGAGGCTCGATGATCTTGTTGAACCGGGCGAGGAACGCCACGAGAATCGTTGTGGGAACGCCTTTTCGGAGTTGGACGCTCACCGCGTTCGATCCTGGGATGACAGACCATTCACACTCAGCCTCATCGACCATGCGCCAGCCGGCCTCGCTGATCGTGTTGCCGTAGCGCGTGACGAAAGCCATTGCGCTACAGCGGATTCAGCGCGGCGCGCATCACGATGCGACAGGCCGGGCACAGGTCGATGGACAGAGGCTTGTAGGTCTGGCCGATCTGCTGGTAAGCCTGAATCACCTTGGGCACCAACTCATCTGGTATGACCGACTCGATGTGGACAACGGAGTTGAGCATGTCGGCCACCGGAGTATCGACGGTCGCCACTTGAACCACCACATGACAGCGGTCGCAAACTGTCTGCTGCATCAGACGATTCCAATCCTTCGAAGGGCGGTGCCGGTGTTGGCGAGCGCGTAGAGCCACTGGATCTGCTCAGTCTGATCGAGGTTCTTGACCCACACCTTCTGGCCGAGAAGTGCTGCGCCGTCGGGGAACAGGTCGGTGTTGAACGGCAGCATCACGTTGCCGACGAGATCGAACTTGAAGAATCTGTTGGTCGCATCCTTGCGGATGTAGAGGAAACGGCCAGACTGGAATGCGCTCGACCCGGTCGTAAACGTCTCTGTCGCACCGGGATACGTCAACGCCAGCCAAGTGTTGCCGACGATGTCGTATCGGTCGATGGCCGCGCCGGCTGAGCCACGCAGCGAGACGATGTAACGCCCGTCCTGAATGGTTGACTCGTTGCCCCACTGGACATCCTCGCTCCAGCCGATGAAGTCGAGGCACATGCCCGTCGTCGGTGCGGCTGCGCGAGCCACGCCGGGAGACAGTGTGGCCCAGGTGTTCGCGGAGATCGAGTAGGTGTACATCGTCACTGCGTTGTTGCCTGCGAAATAGATCAGATCCTCGTTCGGCTCGATCTCGTAGACGCTCGTATTGTCCAGTGTCGCACCAGATCCGATGGTGACAGAGGTGCCGTCGGACGCGGTGATCTTCTTGATCTGGCCGGCACCCGTGCCGCTGATGATTCTCAACTGGTAGTTGACCCACTGGCCCGATGTCCACGTCTTGCCCGTGTTCACCAAAGTCGTTGCGCTGCCAGAGGTTGCCTTCCCGACGGCCAGCGCGGCGTTGCCCCGAATCTGGTACACCGTGGTGGTGTCCGGTGCCGACGCGGTGGCGAACGTCAGCGCAGTCGCGGTGTTGGACAGGATCTTCAGGCACTGACCCGCGCCCGTGCCCGAGACGGTGAGGACGTAGAAACCTGCCCACTGGTTCGTCGCCCAGTTCTGCGTCGAGTCGGTGAGAGTCGTTGTGCTGCCAGCGGTTGCGAGTCCGTTGGCCAGTACGCCCGGTGGCCGTCCGCTCCAGATGCACTTGGAGTCGGTGCCGTTGGTGGCAGGAAGGCCGGTGGTCTGCAACGAGGCAAGCCACGTCTGGGTGGCCACGTCGAAGGCTTTCCACGAGCCGGAAGCCGTTGTGCCGGCACCCATCACGAAGAAGCGGCCCGAGGACAGGCGGAACGTATGCGTGTTGAGGATCGCCGTGGCCACTGCGTAGTCGAGCAGCAGCGTGATGGTGCCCGCGCCGCCCCTGTTGTCGACGGCCTTGACCACGCGCCTCTGTCCGGTAGCTGTTCCCGCACTGAGGAATTCGATGGTCGAGCCGACAACGTGCGCCGCTGTCAGGTTGAATGTCGCGGCGGCGACGGTGACCGTGGTGGTGGAACCGCCTGTGGCCGTGAAGGTTTGGGACCACGCGCTGTACGCGCCGCACGCACCCGCGCCGAATGTTCCGGCCAGTGCCGGTGACGGGATCTGCGTCCAGCCGTCCTCCGCGTGAGAGTACAAGTAGGCCACCGTGTTCGACGTGATGTACATCGAGAGATCGGGATACCCAGATCCTGCCGGGATGACGAACATCGCAGCCGCCGTGGTGACGGGAGCCGGCGTCATCATCCCCCATTCTTTGCGGTCGAGGACCGGAAGGTTCTTGTTGATCACGGCCATGCGTTTAGCTCCTGACGATGTTCTGCGTGAAAGCCTGTGTGGCCGTTTGGTTCTGCCAGTTGGGCACCGCGTTGTTCAGTGAAAGCGGTGCTGCGCCAAGGGTATTCAACTGTCCGATGACACTGGTCGATGCCGTCTCGCACTTCAGGTTCGAGCCGGTGCCCTGCGCCACCGTAGCGGTGGTAGCCGGCGTATTGATCACCGAGACGCGGAGGTCCGACAGGATGCCCTTGGCAGACGCGAGTGCCAGCAGAGCCTGCGCCATGACGCTGAGCAGAGCTTCTTGGTCGTTGCTCAGAACGACTGGGACAGAAGAGTTTTCGTCTCCCTGTCCGGCCGGGCTGCCGACATCGATCCAACTCATGCTTGCTCCAGACTGAACCAGGGGTACGACCACGCTTCCGCGTAGCCGCCGGTGAGGACGCGCGGCAGTGTCGAGTATCCGGTGTCACCGAACCATCCCAGTGGCGGAAGGTATGTGTAGTCGGCGGTGCTGCGGTATGTCGCGAGGTACGACACGTTGGCGTTCCCGGTGTGGCCGACGGTGAAGAACGCGACGGCGTACAACTGATCCTTCACGAGGTCGACGGTCGAGATCGTATTCGGTACTGCCGCACCGTCATCCACGATGGAAGCGTAGTCGGGTCCGCTGGTGCCCCATCGGTTCGCCTTGTGCGCCGAGCGCGCGAGCAGGGTCACGTTGGCAGGCCATGCCACGAGGTCGTTCATCCGGTAGATCGCCACCCGGCAGTCGGTCGCCCCGGCCTGGTTGGTTCCCGAAACACCAAGCGTGATAATGCGTTTCACCGTGAGGTTCCTCGACGGCGTGAAGAGTGTCATCCTCATGTCGCCCGACGGCAGTGTCAGGCCACCGTGGCATATCACCTGAGGGAAAGGCTCAATCCTGGTGGGTAACTGGCCAAGTGGGTTGCGGACGTTGCCGTTGTACTCGCTGGAGATCGGGCCGGCTGGAGACGATCCCGCCCGAACCTTGCGCGCGACAACGACTCCCGCCGCGTTGGTGACGTACCAGATGGCTGGTCCGGTGTAGTCGGGGTTGGTGGTTTCCGGGTCGGCAGACTGGACGAAGACCTGCGAAACGGCTTGGCCGTCAACGCCATCCGCGCCCTTGAGGCTGCCCTGCTGGACCCACGCCACGCTCGACTCCTAGCTCAACTGGTAGTACGCGCCGGTTTGGGTGTCGAGGTAGAAATCGCCTGCGACAGAACCACTTACACCGCTGGGCGCACCCGCGCCCGTGAACCACGTCGCGCCTCGCGCCCCGTTCGATCCGTTCGTCCCGTTAGTTCCTGGTGTACCGGGTGTGCCTGCGGCCCCAGCACTTCCGGTGTCGCCCTTAATCCCTTGCGGCCCACGGAATTCCACGCCGTTGCCGTTCGAGGGGAACGCGGTGCCCGTCCACACGTAGAGCAGGCCATCGGCGTCGACCAGGTAGCCCTTGCCTCGATCTGCGTTCGTATTGGCAAGTCCGGTGGGAAGATTCGCGTAGGTCGCCACCTGACCGGCTATCGAAACACTCGCGCCGTCAACACCATTCGTTCCGTTGGTGCCGTTGGTTCCCGGCGTTCCCGGTGTGCCGGCTGCCCCTGTGTCGCCCTTGGCACCGGTCGAGCCGGTATCGCCTTTCGGCCCCTTCAGTGAGCCTTGCTGAGTCCATGCCATGTCTAATCGCCTAACTTCGAGACGGTGCCGCTATCGAGGTCGAGGTAGTAGTCGCCGGGATGGCTTCCGGCAATGGACGTTTCGTCAGGATCGCCGTGCCCACTGAACCACACCACGCCGTCGCGCCCAGGCAGACCGTGGGCACCGGGAACGAGAACCAGGCCGACGGCCACCTCGCCGGGCGAGGACGAGATGTCCACGGCGACAGGAGGACTCACCTCGATGTCGACAGCCAGCGTTCCCTCGATGACCTCAAGCTCCATCGAATCTCACCACCGTCCCGTTCATCGGCACATCATCATCGATGAGATCGTCTGCGGTAGAGACGATTACACGCCACAGCGCGCCGGCCTTGATGGTATCGGCTGCTGCGCTCTCGATGCGGCAGACGGCTTCGTGTCCTCGAATGTCGGCGGGTGCCTCGATGGCCGAAAGTCCCTTGCCCACAACGAGTTTCACCGCCACGTTGAGCGGATAGTCAACGTACTCAACAGGATTCGAGCCGGGAACCTTATTGCGGAACGTGAGGATGATGTCGCGCCCCAGTGACACGGGAAGCTCCGCTGTAGCCGGCGGATCAAACAGGTTGGCCATGAATCTTCCAGTCTCCGTAGACGATTGGGTCGATGTCGATGGTTCCCTTTTCGGTGAGACACACCGGGTGAGGCAGAGTGCGGTAGCCCGTCAGCATCGGCAGAGATCCCGGCCCGTGCAGGTAGAGCATGTGGGTGAAGATCAGACCCTTGGGCACGGTCACGCTCGCGCGTCCGATGACCTCGCCGTTTGGCATTGCGGTCCAATGGATCTGGCCTCGCTCGTAGTCGAGGTGGAACACCGGCTCACACTTCGCTTGCACGCCATCGCCCGGGTGGTCGGTCGAGAACCCGACGTAGGTCGGCCACACCTCGGCGGACAGGATGATCTCGCCGCCGCCGCCCGGTGGCTTCTCGTGCCACCAGAATTCGGTGTCCTCCACTGAAAGTCCTTGCGTCACTTGGCCCGCCTTCTTCTCATCATCTCGCGATTCCAACGACGCCGACATGTCCAGCACTCGCGCCCGTTCTTGACGAGTCTAGTGTTCGCGGGAGTGAATTCGTGACCGTGGATGCAATGCGTCTTGCTGGCGTTGGCGATTCCGGCATCGCCACGTCGGACATTGATGGCGTGTGGAACCGGGTCCATGTGAGAAGGGTTGACGCACGCCTTGTTTCGGCACTTGTGATCCAACTCCAGACCATCGCCGACGGGGCCGACAACCTGCTCGTAGACGAAGACGTGAGCCGGTCGATTGTTGTTGGCACCGCAGGAGATGACGCCATATCCGCGTGACATGGTGCCGGTCCAGTTCCAGCACTGGGTGCGGCCATCGATGACATAGCTTGTCTGCCAACGAATTTCGGGTGGCGTGTGATCCTTGAGCGCGACGGTCGGGTCACCGTGACGCCTCCATCGTGAGTAGTGCTTCTCGCAGTACGGGCTGGTTCCGTTGCGCGCCTTGGTGATACATCCCTCGACTGTGCATGACAGGTTCATTCCGAGAGTGTATCACGTTGACCTGCACTACGTTTGCGTATAGGTTGGTGTAACGACGATCTGGCCCTGGCCCGACATGACCACCGAGGTGATCGAGGCGTTGTCGATCATGTTGTTTCCCGAAGCGGCACTTGCCAACAGGATGTAGGTGACTGTCGCCGCAGGAGTGTCGATGGTCACCGCTCCACCCGTGATCGCGCCGGCTGCGGCACCGCCCCAGGCCGTGACCTTGCGAGCGTAGGCAGGCGAGCCGCCAGAGACTTCGTTGGACGGCGTCGAAGTGGAACCCGGTGCGCCCGTTGCCAACCCGACGTAGGTGCCCAAGGTTCCGTAGTAGGTCGCCATCGTGTTCTTGGTAGTGGTTACAGCAATTGCCATGTAGGGCAACCTTTCTCAGTGAGTTGAGTCCTGGGTAAGCATAGCCGTTACGTTCCGTAGATTGGCACTCCTATGCCCCACGCCTGGGTGCTACCGGCGTACCACACGTCGCCGTACTGACCGCCGTAATGTCCGAACCGCCAGTTGAACGTGTTGTTCGATCCGGTTCCGACGAATTGCAGTGCGCCCTGGTCGAGTCCGGTCTGGCCACTAGACAGTGCCTGGCCATACGCGCCGGGGATGTAGGTCTGGTTGCTGCCGTAGGGGCCTTGACCGCCGGTGAGATCCATGTTGTTGTTGTAATTGCTGTGGTTCGATCCTCCGAACGCAATCGAAAGACCGTGCACCGCACTGGGAACCGTCAGGTTCATGCTGTTCGTATTCGCAGAGGACACGGCGACAGTCGAGCCGACACCCGTGACACCCTTGAGCGACACTGCCGTGCACAGGCAGTAGGTGGTGCCGCTGAACGACGTGCTGGTCACGCTGACGGTGAGGTCGCCCAAAGCCGGTGCGGCGCAGTCGTATAGAGCCACGATGCCCGATCCCGCACGAGACGAGTAGCCGAGGTAGGTGGTGCCCTGACCGCCCACGGTGACGGTGAAACTGGGCAGTGTTCCCTGGTTCCACATATCGACGGCCACGATGACACGGTTGCCGGTGTTGGCCGGGTGAGTCCACGTCCATGTGTAGGGATACGAGAAGCTGCTTGAGTTGGAACCGGAGATACTCACCGCGTCGATGGTGACCTGCGCGGGTTGCGCTGTGCCCGTGAGTGTTCCGCCGCCCGTGGTGTAGGCGTTGGTGGCCATCTGCCCCACGGCTGTCGAGGCGAGCGCGCCACTGGCGGCCAAAAGCGCAGAGGTCTGCGCGTAGTACTGAGACGTGCGGGTCGCCGTGAGCGCGCCGGCGGCGTTGAGGTTCCCGTTCTGAATGTAGTTCTGCCACACCGTGTTCGACAGCGTGCCGCCACCGGATGTGCCGGGAAGCGCGGGTCGTTGCGCCACGGTCGGTCCCACGAGCGCGCCGTCACCACCGAGGGCCGCGTTCCGCAGGAACTGTTGCACGCCAGTCGCATACAGGACGCCGTTGCTGGTTTGCCCAGACGGGAATCCCTGGATGACTCCGTTGATGAACCCGCTCAGTGTGCCTGCCATGTTGGCTCCATCCTAGATGTCATCAGCGGCCCAAGCGTCGACCACCAGCAGCCCGCTTCCGTAGCCGTATGCCCCTACACCGCACAGTCGGTGAGTTGAGTTGCGGGGCACGATGTTTCCAGAGTCGGTCCACGTTGATCCGAATGCAACTCCGTTGCGTTTCGTGGTGTAGACGTTGCCGGTTCGCGACAGTGTGAACACGTCGCCGTTGTTGTTCGCTGGTGCGGTGTTGGTCACCGGATAGGTGACGGCAATGTTGGCCCAAACGTCTTGGTACATAATGTAGACCGTGGTCCCGGTGACATAGATGCACGCTCCCTGCCCGACGGTGTTGCATCCCAGAAACCCCATCATGGGGTACACGCTGCCGGTGCCGGTAACGGACACACTCATGTTGTCGGTCAGCAGCGATGTGTCGTAGGTGGCTGCCCCAAGGACGTACATGCCAGGGCAGTAAGCGGTGTTGCTGTAAATGCCCATGTTGGACGAACGGTTCGTCCAGCCTGCGCCCAGCGATGTGGTGCTGTTGGCCCGGTTGAAGTTGTCGGTGTAGTGGGCACCGGCGGGAACCGCTGTGGCAGTGAGAGATCCACTGCCAGTCAAAGCCGCCGCGCTCCAAGCGGGTGTGGCCCATGCCGTCGCGGACAATGCGCCGCCGCCCGACAGGGCCGGGGATGACATCCACGGGTGGACTCCCGTCTGGTAGGCGTAGAACCACACCTCACCAGTAGCTCCAGAACCGCCGCCGCCGTACACGGCGTTACCACCCGCGCCGCCACCACCGGGAGACGTGCCGTTCGAGCCGCTGTCGCCACCGGCAGTGTAGGTCTGTCCATCGAAAGACCTTGTGCCAGCACCCTGTCCGAGCTTCTGCCCGGTGTATGAACCGTGGGCACCGCCAGCAGCCGACTGGGAAGTCATGCCGGTTGCCGTAGCGGTAGTGGCTGTTCCATCAGCGTCACCGCCGCCGCCCGAACCAACGGTGCCTGTGATCGTGGTTGTGGCCCAAGGGATTCCACTGCCGCGTGTCATCGTGACCGTGAGCCATGCTCCAGCCAGGCCACCCGTGCCGGTGATGATGGCCCCGCCCTTGTTGCCGCCGCCGCCGCCGCCCAGGCAGACGATGTCCACCGCGTCGGCCCACCACGGGATGGTGTAGCTGTATGCGCCTGCCGTCGAGTATGCGTCGGCCTGCGGAGCGTGCGCCGGGAAAACTGTTGCGGCACTGAGGTTTCCGACGCCGTAGCCGAACAGCGGGTTGATCCTTACCGACGCGGCGTCGATGTAATACATGTTGGCAGAAGGGGAGTCGGGGGATGACAGCACCCAGCACTCCACCGACAGGGCACCCGCCGGGGCGATGATGCCGAGGCTGTTAAGGTCGTTCCATCCTGCCGACAGTGCGCTGTTGGCGATGGTCACCCACGATGAGTCGGTGTAGGTGGAGTTGTCGGCAGCGGTGTAGAACCGTGCCGCGATGGCGAGGTATCCCGCTGTGGTGGTGTTCGAGGCGTGCGGTTTGATCTTGGTACGCAAGTCAATTCGCTGCCCCGGCGCGATGATCGACTGGGAGGACTGCCGCAGGAACGGCCCGTTCCATGTGCCACCCGCCGTCCACTTCCAGCTATGCGTTCCGGTGTACGCCTGCTCAGTCGAGTACGCGCCGCCGCCCCATGAGTAAATCGGGATGCCGGTGTTCTCGTAATCGCCGCCGCCGTCACACATTTCGAGGTAGTCGGCGGTGAATTTCGGAACCGTGCCGGCCGTGATCGCGCCCGAACCGGAAAGCGTTGCGGCAGTGAGGTTGTAGTACTGGTGGGTGTTCGTCTGCGTCAGCGCGCCTGCTCCGGTCAGAGGAGCGGTGAACAGATACATCTGCGAGCCGGTGGCCACGAGCGCGCCCGATCCGGTGAGCGTGAGGGGCGAAAGGTATTGCCGCACAGTGGAAGCCGTGAGTGACCCTGCGCTGCTTGCGTTCCCGGTGGCCAGGTATCTCGAAGAGGTCGTCGCCGCGAGTGTGCCGCCGCCCTGAAACAGGTTGAGAGGCTGGAGGATTGGGTCATCGAAGTAGTACTTCTCGCCGTTGTTGCATGTCGGCCCGACGCCGAACCATACGCGGCACTTGTTGTACCCGGCGGGAACCGTGTAGGTGAATCCGATCTTCGTCCAGATCCCGTTCAGCGCGGTGGTGGTCAGGAGTGCCTGCCCCGCCCAGGTGGTGGAGTTGATTCCGGTCGAGTCGATGAATTCGGCGAACATCCCTACGCCCCAAGTGGTTCCGCCGTCCACGGCCTGCACGTTGGCCGGGTCGCCCATCACCCACGTCTCTGCGTAGGTCTGCTGTCCCGGCGTGCAGTCATCGTAAGCCGCGCTGCTGCTGTTCATCGACACGTTGTAATTCACGCTGGTGATGTAGCTCACGCCGTTGCCGATGATGACGTAAGACTTTGTGCCGCTTCGCTTGTAGGCCGTCGAGGTGCCCAGCGTCTCCCAGCCGGGATCGCACACGATGTTCGAGTGCGAGGCGTTCATCAGAGTCATACGAGCAACACCGGCCAGCGTGCCGTCAGACCCCTCGATGTCAGGCCGGCTGTACTTGGGGTATCCGCTCGCCCACAGGCCGTCGGAGCCTGGATAGTAGCCGGGGTTGAAGAATCCCTGGCTGTTGAATTGTGGTGTGAAGGAATAGATTCCGTAGGCCGCAGCGGCGAGCGTGCCCGTGCTGTTGATCGTGACCGGCGCACCGTATGCCTGGGTGGTTGTCGGCGTGAACGCGCCCGATCCGCTGAGCGTGAGAGCCGAATTGCGTTGCGGGACAGCGGTTGCCGTCAGTGTGCCGCCGCCCGACATCGAGGGAAGCGCATTGCGTTGCGGCACAACGGTTGTCGTGAGAGTGCCGGTGCTGGAGAACGCTGGTGCCGTCGCCAGCGAGATGAACTGGCTCGACGCCAGCGCGCCGCTTCCCGCCAAAGCCGGTGGGCGCGTGTAGATCTGGGACACCGACGCCGCCAGGTTGCCGTTGCTCGTCGCGGTGTCGCCCGTCAACATCTGCCCGACAGCCGTCGCGAACAGCCCGTCGCCGCTGGAGTTGATGAGCGACGAGAGCGCGCCGTCGGATGTGAGTTGCGGTGCGGCACTGTAGGACTGGGTGACGGTGGCCGACAGGGAACCCTGGCTCGCGAGTGACCACGTCGATGCGTACTTCTGGGTGCTCGTTCCGGCCAATTGCCCTGCGCCAGCGAGGTATTCGGGCGCGGAGTAGCCCACGGTGAATGACATCGACAGAGTGCCAACAGAATTGAAGGTGGGAGATCCGCTGCGCTGGCCGTAGGACGCCGCCGTCAGCGCGCCCGTCCCGGTCATCAGAACCACCGGCAGGTACACAGGCTTGGCCGTCGCCGACAGCGATCCAGACGATGCGAATTGCGGCGCAGGAGAATAGATCTGGCTGATCGAGCTACCGGACAGTTGCCCGCTGCTGACATCGCCGGCTGTGGCGGGGCCGGCACCGATGGCCGCTGACAGCCCGTCGATGTGTCCACCCGTCGCGGTGATCGGCCAGTAGAGTGTTGTGCCCTCTGAGTTGAAGAACGCCGTCGCAACGTAGATCTGCGAGATCGCCGTTCCGCCAAGCGTTCCCGTGCTGCCCTGTAGCTCGTTTCCCTTGAATCCCGGGAAGGCAGACGCGGACAGGCCGTCACCGGGCAGGGTCGCCGACGCCGACAGCAGGCCACCGGCAGCGAAGCTCGCGGGACGCGGAGTCATCGAGTACGACCACGCCGATAGGCCGATGATCAGTGTGCCGGTCTGGCTGACATCCGATCCGGTGAATCGTGCTGCGACAGGCTGGATCTGCTTGACGCTTCCCAACGCCATCGCGCCGTCGCCGCCCAGCGTGACCGAAACACGTTGCAGGATACGGGCTGTCGCGGTGAGTGTGCCGACGCTTCCGCCGTCGGTGTGACGCTCGACGTGCGGGTCGTAGAACTCAGGATGGAACGGCCTTGTGGGGTATGTCGGATTGGCCCACCATCCCACCCGTGGAACCCATTGCGGGTCACTGGGTTTCGAGGACCACGCCATCTACTGATCCTGCGCTGTCCAGGTGTTGATCTTGCCGGGGCACGCCTGCCGCTCGCCGAACCCCAGGAATCCGCCAAAGTTGTTGCCGGCTGTCATGCCCAGACCCCAGCCCATCGTGGAAGGTGTTGAGGTGCACCAGGATATAGGAAAATTCTCTGTCACCTTATCGATGATGTTGTTGTTGATGATGATCGAGTAGGTGTGGTCGTTGTAGCCCTTCAGGCCGGCGAGCAGAGTGAGGACTGCGCCCGAACCGGGAACCGGCCCAACGTCTTTCCACCACAGCCTCGTCTCGACGCCGCCGACGCAGTAGAACAGTTGCAGCGAGGGATCACCGGAGTTGCCGACATACGCATTGGCTTGCAGGCGAATGTAATTCAGGCCGTCGTCGGACACCCGCGCGAGGATCTGATCGCCGGATGTCTTGCCCAGGAAAGGATCTTCGCCCTGGCTGCTGAGAACGATGGACACGGCCTGGAACCTGCCCAGTGAATGTTGGCCCGGCCCTGTCCATCTCAGCAGCTTGGTGTTCGAGGTGTTGCCGTAGTCGTTCCAGAACAGGTTGTTGCCGTCGGTCTGTGGCTGGCCCTGTCCGGTGTGCGGGTAGAACACGGTCGAGCCGACGGGCATCGAGGCCCAGTTGGTGCCGGGAGTGGATTCGGTGCGGCTGAACGTATCCTGCGCCGAGGTGCCGCCCGTCAGGCTCGCCTTCAGCAGCGTGATCTCGGCCTGCGCCGCCGTCATCGCCGCCGCGCTGTGCTCCAGAACCCCTTGCGCTGAAGCATGACTCACTTGCATGTCGGCGGTGTGCCCGGTGAGTCCTGCCCAGATGTTCGTCAGGGTCTGGCCGATGCCGGGGATGAGGTCGTCGGTCAGTTCTCCGATGACATGCTCGGGGTAGTTGAGCAGGTTGCCCAGAAGATCGTTGTGGGCGTTGACCGCACCGTCAGCGGTGACCGCCGTGCCGTGTGTCAGGCCCACCAGATCCTCAAGTGCCGTAAGGGCATCCGCGAGAGGGGCACCGACGATGGGGATCAAGCGGATCGCCGACGTGATGCCGTCCACGAGGTCTTGCAGGAAAGACCAGATCCCTCCGATGATGTCGGTCAGGCCGTCGAGCATGCCCAGCGACATCTTCTGGGTCTTGACGAGCGACAGGTCATCCCACTTGACGGTGCCCAGTGTCGCAGAGGCATCCACATGCGGCACCAGGCGCACGGCGTCGACGCCGTCGGGCACTGTGTAGGTTCCCGTCAGTTGACGCCACCCTGAGCCGGCTAGGCCGCTGGAATCGTAGGCCAGGTCTGGGTTGCCCACCAGTGAATAGGCTGGGCGGCTTGATGTTCCGGTGTTCTGGTACAGGCTGAGTTTCAATCGGATCGGATGCGTGCCTGCGGTGAACGTCAAACCGCTCCACATGACCCACGCAGACCCAGCCAGGACGTGACCCTTGGCGACGTGAATCAGATCGGAGGACAGATCCTTGACGGTGCCGTCGCAGACCACGCTCGCGCAGCCGTGGTAGGTGTGGCCCTGCGTGCCGTCCCACGTCCACACGCTGTCACCAGCCAGGGTCGCTGCATCGGGAAAGTCGCCGTCTGTCAACAGGTTTGGGCTGACCTCTGCGACGTGCGCGCCGGGAATGAGTCCGATGATGCCGGCCTCGATCTGCCCAAAGAGGTTGCCAGAGAACAGAGGTGACTTCCCGGTGAGGACATCGACGGCCCACGTCGCCAGGTTCACCAGATCGCCGGGTATACCCAGGATGGCTTCCACGATCTGGCCCAGAATCGGTATGCCCTCAACGAATCCGACGAGTCCCTGGAAGAGAGTCTCGATGTTGGTCGTCACGTTGGCGATGAACGCAGGCAGCCCGTTGATGAGATCAATCGGCAGAGTGACGAGAGTGTCGCGGATGACGCTGATCAACGTCTCGATGGCATCGATCGGATTGAATGTTCCGCCAAGGGGATTCAGGTCACCAAAGAGACGCTCGACGTTGGTGACGATCTTCTTGACATCGAGCAGGAACTGAGTGAAGTCGAATCCCAGAACCTTGCCCAACTCCGACACGATGACATCGAACATCCACTCGATGCCCTCAAGGAGCATCTCAGCCAGATCGTGATGAGGCCGGATGTCCTTGATGTTGATGTCTGACCGGTTGGGGTCATACAGGGCGACGAGCGTCCCGGTGTCGAAAGCTCTTGGCATGGGCTAACTCCCAGAGAAAGTCTGGTAGTTCGATACGGGAACCACCATGACCAGAAGCTGCGCGTTGCGCTTGTCGAAGTTGTACGCGCCGAACGAACCGTCGTTGAAAACGCTGGCGTAGATCGTGCCCTCAGTGCCCGAATGGTACGCCGGCACAACGGCTGTCGCGTTTTCTGGAGTGATCGCATCGTGAGACGAGGACGGCGTCGAGAAGTGCGGAACCATCGTCGTCCACGTCGAGATGTTGCCGAACCCGCGAGCGACGAGAGTGCCGGATGCCACGTTGCCCAGGCGCACCTCGCAGCCGATGATGAGAGGGTCGAGATCAAGCTCGACGCCCACCACGCGGACCTGACCGAACACGATGGGCTTCCAGTCGAAAGGCTGTGGGGGAACAGCGAATGCGACGATCTGCTGCCTCGACGTGATCGACGTGAACGACGTGAACGCGGCCTCTGGGACGGAGTAGGTGCGGACGGCAACCAGATCGAATTGCCCTGGCGCGTAATGCGTTCCGTTCCACACGATGGCTTCGCCCATGACCGGCGCGATGGAGTTGTCGTAGTCGGCTGAGTTGCGGATGCGGGTTCCGTTGCCCTCTGGTCCGCGTATCTCTTCCTTGTTGATCTTCAGGAGCCAGCCGGGATTCAAAGCCGTTCCGCTGGTGACGATTTCGTTCGCGGTGTCGACCAGTTCGAAGCTCGGCGTGATGTGCGGGACAGGACCGGGAGGACCGGGCGTGCCCATCTGGCGGATCATCCAGTCTTCACCGGCCCAGATGTAGACGTTGTTACCGATCCACCATGTGCGCCCGATGTCGAGGTCGATGTTCTGCAAATCGATGGGCAGGTCATCGACGTTGTCGATCAGAGATCCGTACTCCAGCTTGATCACTGGGCACGGCTCACCTGGGACACCTTGCGGCCCAACGAGAGCGTCCATCGTGACGGTGCCGTCGACACCGCTGGCCTCCATCGAGCACGACATCATGGCCGGCGTGTCCAGGTCGGACACGACACCAAAGAAGTGCAGGTTGGCGAAAAGGCTTCCTAGATAGATACTTTCGCCGGGGTCGGGAGTTGTCATGTTGTGGCCCTTGGCCTTTCGTTAGTCCACTCGAAGCCGTCGTCAGGCTCGGTGGGGTCATCTTCGATGCGGATGCTCGTCTCGACGTGCCATCCCTGGTTGTCGGGAAGCTCGGGCAGCACTTCACCCGTAAGCCGTTGCATCGCTTCAGCTTTTAGGCCCGGTGGCAGAGCGTTGATCTCGGCCATCGTCATGTCGGCCAGGTTGGCCAGCGGATCGTCGGGGAAGTTCATCGGCACCCACTCGATGGCGTCGACATAGATCCCGCGAGCGGTCACCTTGCGGGACTTGATCTCTCGCTTCTCTGGGTCCATCCTCCAGCCGCACCGTACAAGGTGATAGGCGATGATCGACTTGAATGCCGTGAGGTCGACGCGCGTCCCGTCCTTCGCCTCTGGGTAGGTGAGGTCGAGAAGAAGGCCCAGCAGTGCCTCGTTCTTTTCCTTGTCGCCGATCTTGGCCTGCTCCAAGGATTCCCGGTACTGATCGAGGATGCTCATCAGAACAGGCTCTGCGATCCGGCGAACGCGCCGAACATGTTCCAGAAGCCGGCGAGTGACCGAACTGCCTTGCCCACGGGGTCGTCCTCCTGCGATTTAGTGCCGATGGCCAGTTCAACTCTAACGGGCGAGTCTTTATCCCACAGGTAGCGAATGGCCGAAACTTGGTCTACATGAAGGATATTCGCCATTTCGAACGCGCATCTGTCGCCCAACGTGAAGTCGAGTTGAGCCACCCACGGGAAGCCGTTTCGAACCGACACCTTGAACGCGGTGAACGGACGCGACTTCCATTGTCCCGAACGGATATCCAGTTCACCGGACACGGTGTAGGCCGATCCGCCCGATCCTTGGGCGAACAGTTCGAGGAACGCATAGTCTCCAGCTTGCAAGGCGCGCAACGGATCTGTGTATCTCTGGTAGCTGAACGCAATATCATCGAGCTGGCCTTGATAACATTCCTCTAAACCCGATCCGACTGGAGCCGGCCCCTCGACGTGGAATTGTCCATCGGCCATTGCTGTTTGGATCTGGGACAAGCCGTACTTGATCCCGAACGTCTGCAACTCGTTGAGCCAACCCGGCGAATGACCGCCTACCACAATGCTTCTCGCGGTCGAGCCGTGAATTGACCTCTGCGACTCCACAATTGCGCTGTAGTCACCATCGCGGAACACCACCCACGGAGGTGCCGGCGCAACCCCAAACCACTTTGCTATAAGCGGGTCTGTCTGGCCGTCTCCGTTCACGTCGTATTCGGGAATGAGCGTGTCGGTGATCAGATCGTCTGCTGTTGAGGCGATCAAATTTATCGGCCCATCGATCAAAGTGCCTGTGGGACCGGTGATTCCGCTCTTATCCTCGACCGCCAAAATTACACAGTTGCGACTGGGCCGGGTCATGCGCTCAGCAATGCCGTGAATGATGTTCCCGCCAAGCCACGCGGGGATGTCTGTCCCGATGTTTGCTAGCTCGGGATGCGGAGACTCCTCATCTTCTTCCAGCCAGGTATACGCTTTCCAGATACAGCCTGCATCGTCCAGCATGTCAGAACTCGACGTGTGGAAGTCACTCCATCGAGACGTGAAGATCTCGGTGCGGCTGCCGTCGGTCAACGGATTGATGTACTGAGGCTGCACAGGCCAATTGAGGGGCGAGATGTCGCCGACGCGAGTTGTCAACCAGGACATGGGATTTAGAATGTTCGTCGGGATCGAAAGGAACGGCTCGTACTGCCGGCACAGGTTGATCCAGAGCGAGATCGTCAGCGCGGTGCGGCAGTTCCAGGGCAGCATCCACATCTTCAGCGGCTGAAACTCAGGAGGGCTGAAAGGTGTTGCGGCACAAAGGATGTGCTTCAGATGCTCCCGATTTGAGACGGCCTCAAGCTCGACCGTATGAAGGCCGTCGGCACCGCGCTTGGCGTTGACCGCAGTAATCTTTCCCCCCCAGCGCGTTTTCCAGTGCGGCGCAGTCGGATTCGGGTCCAGCGTCAGGTGAAGATCCTCGACTGAGCGACGGTCGTACAGGATCGTGTCGGACAGCCAGTTGTCGCGCCGCACAACGACACTCGCGCCACCGGAGTCGGACATGACTTCCTCGACCTGCACGCTCTTCTCCTGAGCGATCTGGCCGATGTACTTCATGTCCTTGTCCCACAGGCGAAGTAGAGGACGCTGGCGCATCGAGTCGTTGATCGTCTGCCGCCGGGCTTCGAGGTATCGGTAGGACTCCAGTGCGCTCGCCTTGGGGTCTGGCACACCGTCGGCGGCGATGACCTTGTCGGGCATCTCAGGCATGTAGATGTTGGTGCGGCTCATGGGTTCTCGCTCTCAGCCGTAGGCTCTATCGAATTCCTGCGGCATGATGCAAGTGATCGAGCCGGTTGGATCTGAATGGTAGACCGTGATGTGATGCAGAGTGTGCGGCGCGTAGGGCACCATGAACCGCTGGTTGGATCGACGCCACACCGGCAGCGTGGACACCAGAGTGTCATGCAGCAGGAAGTCGAGAATCATGCTGCGCCTTGCCAATTGGAAGAACAGCGGATCGACGGGATCAGTGGAACACGTCAGCATGCGAGCCGTCGGGTCGGTGTCCACGAGCATGTAGCCGTCGCCGCCATTGCCTGCGTAGTCGGGTCCGGTCAGCAGGGGAAGCGGGACCATGCGCCCGTCGCCGTCCTGAATCCACGCGCGGCCGGGCGCGCTCACCAGGAACTTGGGCCACGCTCGCTCGCTGCCGTTGTTCCAAATCTTGATGGTGCCCTTGCCAATGTCCTTGCCTGGCACAAGGTTATGGGCACCAGGCGTGCCGGCGATGATGTCCTCGAACTCTCCGACGATGTCGTTGAGCAGGTCTTGGATGGTCTGCCAGATGGTGGCCGTCGGTGCCGCGTTGTTCCACTTCTGGATCTCTTTGCGTTTTCTCCAAAAGGGTTGTGTCGCCATGATTGTCATCGACCACTGCATGAAGTTGTTGTCGAACGCCGTGGGGTCCAACTCCATCGCGTCTTTCGGCTCTTCCGCCAAACGCACACGCAGCCAACGCCATCCATGCGTTCGGGTGAACACGCCAAGGTAGCCGTCCTCTTCAGCGGACCACGATGACCACCAACGCTCTTCGAGCATGCGATACCTGAAAGATGTTGCAGGCTCGAACTCGACGCCCACCATGACACCCATGTTGATCTCGCGCTTGCGCCAGTCGGTGCGTTCGTAGTGGGCACCGCGCATGTACGGTCCCTCCGACACCAGGGTCTGGAACGGCGTGTGCATGATTCCCGACAGATGAGGCGCGAGGCACAGACCCTCCTTGCCGGCCAGGTTACCCGCGAGGTTCCAGAATCGCCTCTGCCCGTTGAGTTTTGGGTCCGGTACTCCGACATAGATGATCTTCGTCAGCATGCCCGTGAGCCTGTCGGGCAGCGCGTAGAAGTCAGTCGAGGACGGCGCGTGCGGCTGGATCGTGGTGAAGTTCGTTGAGCTGGTCAATGTCGTTGTGCCCCTATGATCCAAGTGGCTTGATGGTCTGAAGTGGAGAGCGCAGAGTAGTGGACTGCTGCCGGTTCGCCATGTCGTTGGCCTGCACCGGATCTCCGGTGACCTCCTGGTTGGTGGTCAGGTTGATGTTGGTATCCCCGCCGCTGTTGCCGTCGGCCCACTGCATGTCGGTCTGATTCTGATTCGGTTGCGGGACAAGGCCCGTCGGCAGACCGCCACCCATCCATCCTCCACCGGGAGACACCGCGCCACCACCGGTTGGCCCACCGGGCGAGGCATCCGGCGATCCCGGCAGCATGTTCTGGATCGGACTCTGCGTGTATCCCTTCAGGCTGGACTGGTCTGTAACCGCGTCACCGTGCTCGCGAATTGCCTTGTCCACCTTGGCTTTCTGAGCAGCACGCTCCGCGTCGGTGAACTGCGGACCCGACATCGAGTCGAGCTTCGCCTGCGCCTCATCGACTGCCGTCTGTGTGTCGGTGACCTTCTCGCCGGCTTCGCGGACCTGCTTGTCTGTCGCGCCCTTCTTGCCGGGACCGAACAGCGCGCCCAGCCCAGATCCCGCGTTGCCCTGCAACATGCTGCCAAAGAAACTCAGCAGTGCCCCAGCACTTTTCACGTCGGCCCACTGCGTCGGATCGGAGAACGGAGTGCCGGCGAACTGATCGGAGAACGCCTTCGAGGCGACATTGCCCAGGCCCGTGGCGGCGTCCTTAGCCGGATTGCCTTGCGCGTCAACAGGATTACCGTTGGCGTCGGTTCCGACGGCGGGACCACCCAGACCCTGCCCGGCCGCGCTGCCGGCTCCTGGTGCGGCACTTGAACTTCCGGCGTCAGGTGGCGTCAGCGGAGGGCCGTCGGGTGCGCCTGGCTGGTTCTTGGGGTCGGTGTTGTCGGCAACCTTGGGGTCTGTGGTGACCACAGGATCGTTGGCAGTTCCCAACGGCCCCTTGATCCCTCGATGCAGATTCTGGTTGGCTGCGTTATGTCCCAGGCCCGAATCCATGTTGCCGTAGTCGAGGCTTCCCGGCATGTTGTATGTCGGGCCGTTCACACCCAACGCCCACGGCACTTGGTTGATCATCGAACGCTGCGGCCCCGCGTTGAATGAAGTCCTGTCACCGTAGGACGGCGGTGCGATGCCGAACGCCCCGCGCGCCAGGAAGTCTGCCTGGTACGCCTCGTCCAGTCCCGGCGGCGGCTGGAGGATATTGCCAGGCTTGAAGCTGTCGATGGGGAAGACATCGGTCAATGTCTGTGGCGCACTGGGTGTTCCGGTGCCGGGGATCGGATAGACCGGAGACACGTTGCCGCGCAACACATCCGGCAGGGTCTGGGGAGCGGACTGGCCGGGAGGGCGATAGCCGGGGTCACCGGGCTGCATCGGGGTCGAGAAGTCTGACAGCGCAACAGGAATCGAGCGCACCGGAGGGCCGGCTGGGCCGTATGCACCAGCCACCTTGTTGGAGTAGGCACTTGGTGCCAAGAACTGGCCGGGCGCGTACTGGTTTCCCTGCCAGTCACGAGTTGCGCTGTAGCCCTCCATCTTCAGCAGCCACGCCGCAAACTTGTTGGGGTCCACCACATTTCCGTTGGCGTCCTGTCCGCTCTCGTCCGATCCGACTGCGCCCACCGCACCGCTCGACTGCCGACGGTCCCACATCCCCTTGAACCCTCCGACGTGAGCCGAAATGCCTGGCCCTGTCTGCTGATTCGTAAATCCCATGATGGACTCTGGGTGCGCCCAGTTGCCCGTCTCGACGTTGTTGAGTGCGATCAGTCCGGTGATCTGACTGTCGGTGAATCCGCGCGCCTTCAGTGCCGCCGCAAGCTGATTGTCCTGACCGCTCATCGCATGAGACGAGGCCGCCGGCGCGATGTTGTAGTTCTGCCCGTTGGAACCTGTTGCGGCGAAGGTCTTTCCATCGAAGTGAACGTCGATATGGTTCTGGTGGCCTGACACGTCGAACGTGGAACCCGCACCGCCGGAAGGATTGTCAACGGCGTTGAGTCCCTTGTCCTTCCAGATGGTGTAGTAGATGCCAAGGGCTTTCGCGTTGTCCTGAAGCCATTGGTTGATCTTGTCGCCCTTGGCGCGTTCCTCCGCGCTAGGTCCGATAGGAATGTCAATCGACGTGCCCGTGTCATGCGTGTTCTTCGCGGTGCCCGATGCCCTCGCGCCGCCTACGTGATCGATGCCGAACTGCTGCATGACAAGTCCCGCAACGTATCTCGCCTGTGGACCGGAATGCTTGCCCTCGGTATCGATCAGACCGGCAGGCATCGCCACGTTGGGACCGGGCGCACCTTGGACGAGCGGACTGGACGAGGACGTGAGGTTGACGCCACCGGCACCGGAATCACCGAATGGGTTGTGCTCCTTGATCCATGTCCACCCGTCCTTCAGGTCTTGAATGCGGTCACCGAACCACTTGAAGATCGCGGTGGTGCCGTCCTTCGCCATCTGGAAACGGTCAATGATGCCCTGCGAGAAGTCTTTTACCGTCTTGATCGCGCCCTGCACATCCTCAACGAAGTGCTTCCACGAGTCCTTCAGCCAAGGCCAGAACTTGGTACGCAGCCACTCCAGCGCGTTGCCCATCCACTGAATCAGATTCGTCGCGAACTGCGTGATCGCCGGCATGTGCTTGATGAACTCGTAGGCCAGCCAACCAACAATGGCCGCAATGGCTTTCACGATGGGAGACACGATGGGATACAACTGGTCCCACAGCCTCTTCCATGCCGCGAGGAACGGGTTGACGTGATCCATCAACTGAGGCCACATCTCCTTCCACATCGCGACGAACTTGTCGATGTAGCTCTTGATCTGCGGCCACAGCTTCGACCACCGCTCGTGGAACCACTCGAACACCTTGATTGCGTCCTGCCACAAGATGTTCCAGTTCTTCTTCTGGTTCTCCCACAGCGCGGAGATGAAAGGCCACGCCTTGGCCCAGACGCTCTTGATCCAGTCGACGGCTGCCTGCATTTTCGGTTTGATGTATTCGGCGAAGTGGCCCAACCCGGCCGACATCTTGTTGAGAAGGCTTGGGATGGAACCGAATACAGGTTGGATCATCGCGGCGGTGACCTCGCCGACGTTCTTCCACAGGTTCTTCATCGCGCCGCCGACGGTCTTGCTTCCCACCTTCTCGGCGACACCACTCAGGTTCTCTGACAGCACCTGTTCGAACACGTCCGCTGAGATCATCTTCTTGGTGATCATCTCGCGGATATCGTTGATGGAGATCTTCTGATTGCCGGTCTGCTTGATGTAATACTCGCGAAGCCATTGCAGCACAGGGATGTTCTTCGAGATCAGCGGTCGTATGTCGCGTGCCTGCACCACTTGGTAGGCGTTGACTCGATTCAGCGTCTCGGACACCGAATCGTATGAATCACCCGTCAGCGCAGAGATATTCGCGACGTTCTTGAGATGCCGCTCCATCTCCTGACCGGGCTTGACGCCAGCCGCCATCGCCACCACCGATGCGTTCATCGCATCGGCGAACTCGTAAGACGTTCCGGCGACAGCCTTTTGGGAATCGGCGATGATGGTGTTGATCTCAGCCTGCGAATGACCCAAGGCTTCGAGCTTGACCTGCGCCGTCGCGACATCCTCGTTGATCGAGAAGCCTTTCTTGAAGGCCGCACCGATAGCCAGCCCTGCGCCGGCTGCGCCCAGGAACTGAGGTGTCATGCCCATCAGCAGACCGGATGCGATGTTCCTGGCGTGATGCTCAGACTCGACCTTCGCCGGTGCCATGTCGCGGTTGAAGGCATTGCGAAAAGCTATGGCCGCCTTGCTACCTGCCTGCTGAAGCTGCGGTGCGAACGGGCCGGCGACAGCGGACGCGATGCGCTGCCCAAGGGTCCGGTTCTTCTCCATCTGCGCTGCGGCGTCACGCTCCGCGACGGTGGCCAACTCCTGCTTGCGGGTGGCGTCCTGAACGGCCTTGGAGTACTGCTCCTGCAATTCCTTGCCCTTGGCAAGCTCTGCGTTGAGAGTCTGCTGCGCCTTGCCGCCATCGCCAGCGGATGCCGAACGCGCCGCCCCGGCTTCCTTCTCAGCGCGGGTGACATCCTGTAAGTCCTTCTTGCGCTTGGCTTCCAGAGCAGCCTGCTGCTTGTAGATGGCCTGGACGGCGGCGTTCTCCTTGACCGCAGCGGCAACGGCATCGCCGTCGGCTTTCTTGCCGCCCATCGAGTCGCGGACCTTCGCGACGGCTGCGTTCAACTGCTCCTGAAGTGTCACTGACCGTTGGGTATTGGCGTGCTGCTGCTCCGCGTAGACCCGCCGGGCGTCGGCACCGGCCCTCTCCGCAGCGGCGGCGCGTTCCTGCACGGCCTGCAATTGCTGAACCTCGGCCTTGAGCGCGGCCACCTTGGATTTCTGCGCCTCGTAGGCCGAACCCAGTTCCTGCACTTGGGCTTTCGCCTTGTCCGCGCCGGCAACGAGGTTCTTGGTGATGCTCTCGCCGGTCGACTTGGCGCGCTTGTCGATGGTGTCGAAGTCGCTGGCGATCTGACCCATCGCCGATGCGTACTTGACCGACAGCGAGATGTAACCGGACGCGAGGTGGGCACCGCCCGTGCCACCAGATCCCTTCTTGGCCAACGGATCTCGTCCTCTCAATTGCGAAAGATCGCCTCTAGCTTGCGTTTCCGCTCGACACCGGTTGGCTGTGCGCCGTGAATCTCTCTGATCTTACTCAGAGGCAACGGTTTTACCTTAGAACCCTTGCGCGGCTCGGGTTTCACGATGCCCGGTCGGTCAATCGGCTCGGGGAAGTTGCGCCTCTCATGCCCGTCTTTTGTGTTGAGCCACAAGTGAATTCGGGCAGTGTCGATGAGGTACGCGAGCAGCATGTTCTGCTTCGTCCAGCCGGCGCGATCTGGGTACACGGCGGCAACCAGACACGAGTCGTTGTCGAGGTACTCGATGAAGACCTGCAAGTCGCGCCATGTGAATCCCGGCGATGGGCAATCACGAAGGCGCAGACCAGCTTTGATCAAGTCAGCTTCGAGCGCGCCCCTGTGGTCTTCGTCCTCGATGTAGTCGAGGAGGGACGCGATTTTCCCAGGTCTGTCCCGGCGTCGACCTGCCACTTCGACAGCATGTCGGTGATCTCCGACATCGGCATCTCGTCAATGATGGCAAGCTGTTTCGAGTCCTTCAGACCCCACTCGAACGCTTCCCACATCTGGGACTCGACATCGCCGCGATGCAGGCGCGAGATCCTGCCGGGCATCTCACCGAAAGGACGCAGGACGATGTCGACCTCTTCGCCCTCGAATTCGGTTGTGTAAGTGAACAATTCGGAACCGGACCCTTCTTGATCTGGAGCCGGCCCACGGGCGGGTGAATCGTGGCCGGTTCCAGGTGGTTACAGGAGACACCCGCCCGTGAGTTTGCTAGCTGGCCAGCTTCTGGCCGTCATCGATGAAGGTGACGATGTTGTCGCCGCCACCCGCCGGCTCGAACGCCTCGATGGTGATCTTGTATTCGATGGTGTCGGTGTGCACGATCTTGATGTCACCGACGGTCGAAATCTTGCCGTCCGCAACGTAATTGCGGTAGGACGCCCCGATCTCGGTGTCGGCGGTATCGATGACCCAGGACTGGTGAGGAAGACGCTTGCTGTTCTTCTTCACCGTGATCTGGATGCCGTGCGACGAGGTGGCCGCGACAATGGTGACGTTGCTGGAGCCGAAAACGGCCTTCAGCGTGTCGGCGTCGGTCGACTCCAGAAGAGTCAGTTCGATGCTCGCATTGTATTCGGACTGAAGCACTTTCACGATCTTGCCGCCGAACGACCGCTTGTTGTCGGTCTTGCGCTCGTTCTTCTCCACGAAGCCATCGACGCCGACGTAACCCAGGTCAATCCAGGTGCCGGGAAGCACAGAGGTCGCATCGGTCGGTGCTGCGGTGCCCAGCGGCGCAACGCGAATTGACCCAGTGGCCAACGGTTCTGCCGCGTAGACCTTCAAGGTGGAAGTTCCACTCATTATTCTGCCCTCCAAAGGCGTTGGAACCGGCCATGTTTCAAGGACGTGATGACCAAAAGCGCAGGGGTCTGCGGATTTTGGCTAGAGAGCGTGGGTAGCCCTCAGTAATACATCCACCGTGAGCGTTGCGCGAGGTGTGTTCGACGGGTCGTCGGGGTTTACATAGATGGCTGGTTCACCGATGATGTTCACATCGCGAATACCGTTGCCAGGCCGATACATTGCATCCACCAAGAAGCCGCGCACCTTTTCGGCGAGTCGGCCAGTGAGAACCTCTGTCCTGTCACGGCATTCGATGATGCAACGCCGGGTCGACAGGGCGAGGTTCATATCTCCGTTGGCAGGGACGCTCAGCAGGAGTACCAGCCTCGGCGGCACTACCTCTGGAATCATCGTTGCCACAACAACATCGGAGGGTAAACGGGTGAGAAGCTCGTCGCGCAGGACGAGCGGGAGGTATTCGAAGTAGCCTGTGTCGGGCACGTCGATGGTGGCCACTACTCGCCACCTCCCAGGTGAAGATTCGTCACGAGCGTGTGACTACGGGCGTTATCCGCCTTCGCCCTCTCGCTCACAGTGATCACGGTAGCCCGATAGTCGTTGAGTCTCAACGGATTCGAGCCTTCCGTGTCGACCATGTAGTCATCCTTGCCTTCAGCCGGCCCCGCGTGTTCGAGCCTGCGGATAGCCGACACCTCGCTGGCGTTCGCCTTGCGCTTGCCAAGGATGTTGGGAGCATCGAGGTTGTCGCCTGCCGCGAGTGTCGCCTCTGCATGAGCCTTGACGTGTTCGTTGCAGGCGTCGGCGATGCGCTTGGCGCGAGGTTCCAACTGCGACTTGACGATTCCCTTGAGAAGCTCGTCCCAGCCGGCCTCGTCCCAGACGATGCTGTTGGTCTGCGGTGCCCTGACCATCAGATGATGCCCGTCGCTCGCTTGAACAGGATCTCGTTACCGGGTCGCCAGCCGTGAAAACCGTTGGTGCAGTAGTTGATTCCGATGACCTCGTAGAGCAGGCCGTCGGGCAACTGGACGCGATCATGGATTCCCGGCACCCAGTCAGGCGGTGCCTGACAGACGGCGTTGATGATCTCTCCCTGCTCGCTGTTGCCCAGACGCTCGGTAACCGTAGTCTCCCAGCCTTGAATGGCAACAGGTTTCGGCCTTTCGGCCCAGGTGTCGAGCACGTTGCCGATCTCGTCCACCACCGCGGGATCTCCGGTGTACGGGTAATGCTGGGCGAGGTACGGCGTCGGAAAGGTCATGGGTGCAACACAATCGACGGCGGCGCGGGATACCGGTAGCTTTTCGCCACCATGATGTCGTCGTCGTTCATACCCACCTGTCCGGTGGACACCCAGTCGGCCACGTCCTGGCTGTACTGCCGGCCCGCGGTGAGTGCTTTCGACTGCGCGACAACGGAATTCGGGTCGACAGTCAGATTGCGCGCCACGATGTCGGCCACCGTCGCCACCACATCGGCAGGCACCAGAGCAGTCCACTTGTAGGTGACCGCCGCGGTCTTGCCGGTGTACTCGGGCAGCCAGTAGTCATCGAACGTGATCCAGTTCTGCACCAGCGAGTACGAAACATCGTCCACGCCAGGCACTTCCACGCTGATCACCTCGGAAGGGATCTCTTCGAGCCTCACTGCGCCCGCGAAGATCTTGAGGTAGTGCGTGTAAGTGCCCGGCGTGAATCGACGCTGCGCTTCCAGCCGGAAACGCCGGGACACCTTGGCCAGCAAGGGGATTGCCCGCGCCTGCTGTTCCTCGGTCAGTGCGTCAGCATCCAAACCAAGGCCAAGAGCCGCTGCCACATCGGCAACGGTGGCCAAAGCGTCCATGCCCCAAGACCTTACGAGCCGCTGGGGTTGAACACGACGATGCCGGCGGGACGAATCACCTTGCCGCCGTACACATGCAGCGCACGAAGGCGGTCGGCGAACTTGTCCTGCGAACGCATCGCCTCGACCTGGTCGATCTGGCTGACGAACGCCAGAGCGCGGATCGAGAACTGCACGAACTGCGGATGGTTCACTGCCGGAAGGTGATTCGAGGTGATCACCTGGGTGCCCAGCAGGTTGCCGATGGTGGCGTTCCGCAGACCCGCGGACGGCGCATCGCCGGCAGCGTAGGCGGTCGTCAGCTTCGAATTCGCGCCCAGCAGAAGGGCTTCGAACTCGGCGTTGACCACGGTGATGCGGCCATCGGACGGCACGTTGGCCTTGTTGAGCAGCTTGCGCGCATCGCGGATGAGGTTGAACGCATCGTCGCCCGTGGTGGGTGCCGATCCGGTCAGCGTGGTGCCGCCGGTCACCGCCAGGTTGGCGATGAACTTATCGGTGTCCTCGGCCATCGCGTATCCGGCAGCCTGCGTGTAGCTCGCGAGCGAGCCGGCGGCCTGTGCGCGGTCGATGTCATCGACATAGAAGTCGGTCGACTTCTCTTGATCCACAACGAGATTGATCGTGGTGTCGGAGATCGCCTCGGCGGACGTGGTCCGCGAGTTGGCCTTGTAGTCCTTCACCGTGGGAGGAACGACGCCGGTGATGTGCACGGTGTTGCCGCGCGACAGGGTGCCCTCGTACTGGCGGTTGGTGAGCGGTGCCCACACGTTGACCGCGTTCCACTGTTCGAGCATCTCAGCGGCCCAAAGCTCGGGGATAAAGTGCGTGATTGCCATGATCGTATTGTCCTGTCTCCGTTAGGAGTTAAGACCCTTCAGGTAGTCAAGTCGGCCGGCTTTCTCGGCCTCGATGATCTGCTGCGGGGTCATGCGTTTAAGGTCGTCTCTGTTCAACTGCGCGGGAGCCTGTGGTCCCTTGCCGTCTCCGGTCACAGCGGCAGCGGGTGCGCCCAGTGGGCCGGCAGTCTTCTTGGCGAACTCCTTGGCCCACGAGAGCGCGTTCTCCGCATCTGCCCTCATGTCATCCTCAGTCGCTCCGGTGATCCGATCCGGCGGGACTCCAGTCTCGCGCGAGATCTTCTCTCGAAGCCGTTCTGTCCGTTCGGTTTCCGCAGTGGCGAGGGCTTGATCGCGCTCGGCAATCAATCGTTCCTCGACTGACTTCTTCGCCATCTCCAACTCGTCCAGCCTCTTGGCCTTCTCGAAGTTTTCCTTGGCGCGCCGTTCCCACTTCTGCTCATCCTTGTGGATGGCTCGAAGCTTGGCCAGTTCCTCACGCTCGTCTGCGGTGATCGTGCCGTCGGCGGGTGCCTCGGGAATCTCTGTCGCACTGGGCGTTTCGGTGATCGCCGGGTCAGTCTCAACGATCAGACTGACCGGCATGTTGGCCGGGGTAGGAGTGTCAGTTGCGGTATCGGACAAGGGAATTCGCCTCCAGCGTTACGCCGATCCAATCCCGTTGCGGGACTGGTACTTTCACCTCTGCGGATGAAACTGTGACGAGCGTACCAAAACTGTTGCTACACAACGGTAATCGGAGACGGTATCTCTGACCAGTAGCCGTCTGGGTCGCGGTCGATAACGGTCCATGTGCTGGGAGAGTTGTCGTCAATCCTGTTCTGGCACACGATCCTTCCCTGCTTTCTCAGGTTGATGAGGATCGCCCATGCAGCCGATGGCGTGGCGCATTGGTGGCGTTCGCCGTCGGCTGTCTCAGCCCAGTACGACTCGATCACTCCGCATAGCTTTCTGCGTCCTCGCGAGCGTGTGTCCCGTCGAGTTGGCGCGCGAATTCTGTTCTGCACGCGGCGATGTCGGCCGGCGTTTTCGGATCTGGTTGCGAGGCAAGGGCATTGATGACGCTGATCGTCTGATCGTCCAACCCGGTGCCGGATGGGCACGCGCTCCACTTTCCGGCCACGATGCCGTCGAGCGCGATGGTGAAGGAGACGCGCAACTCTTCATCAGTGAGTGGGCGTAGCAACATCATTCGACCTCCACATCGAGTCCAGGTTCCCAGAACCGCGCCGCCCACATCCACTTGCCGTCGGTGTGCCGGCTGGCGATGACATGGCCGTGATGCTTGATGGTGCCCACCGCGCCGGGTTCCGCCAGTTCGTTGTACGCCTGGAACCAGTTGTAGCACTTGGAGATTCGGCCACTCGAATGAGAGACGGTGTACCAGAAGTCGGGATCGTCAGACACCGGGCGGTGCCGCCGGAACGATCTGGCCCCACAGCGCGGCCTGGTAGTCCTCTGGCAGCCACTTCGATGGCTTGTCATCGACCATCACTGTCTCGAACCTCCCTGTCGCCTCGTTGAACCGCGACTCGTAAGTGCCTGCAAATTCAGATGCTTTCGACGCCGCCTCGACACCGGCCTCTTGGAATACATCGTAGTCGTCACCGATCATGTCGACCGCTCGATAGTTGGGAAGCTCGACCCACTTCCCCTTGCCCTTGCTCCATTCCCAGTGCGTCCCATACTTTTTCGAACTGAGCAGCAGTTCGCCGCGCGACTCCTGTCGCTCCGACAGCCTGGTGCCGGCCGGCAGTTTCAACACGTCGCGGATCTCTTGCTGCGAGTGATCCATCGTGCGGACGGCCCAGGTGTCGACGGTGAAAAGCTTTGCGCGGTCAGCGATGTCCTCTGGATGAGCCTTGACCCAGGCCGACGAGATGTAGTTGGTCAACTTCTTGGCGTCGGTCTTTTCGTGGAGCGCGGTCAGCATCTCATCGAAAGTCTTTGCGGTGGAAAGCCTGTCGGCACGCTCTGCGTTGGTTCCCATCGCGTTCGTGGCACTGATCGGCATCTTGCGGATGGCCGAATTACCTTCTCCGCGCGGCACACTCAGGTATCGCTCGCCTTGCGCCGTGTTGATCGGATACTTGGTCTGCGGCGACAGCGCGCCGTTGACCGAAACTCCTTGCAGCGGCGTGAATCCATGCCCACCATCGATGGCCTGGTTGGCTGCGGTGGTGCATTGGTCTGCGTACCAACGTCTTCCGTTTATCTTCTCTTGATCGGTCAGTTCCTCGTAGCGCGCACCTTGGTTGGCGACGAGCTCGGGCTTTCGGGCGCGAAGGTTGGAGACACGTTCCGCCTTGTCGGGCAACGGATCTCCGTTGGGCAGCAACTTGCGCGTCTCACCGGGCGGCGGTCCTCGAAGCTCGGCCTCGGCTGCCAACTGCGCTTCCTTGGCTGCTGCCTTCTCCGCTTTGGCTGCGGCTGCTGCTGCCTTCTTGGCTGCGGCGGCGTCTCGTTTCGCTTGCGCCTCTGCGTCTTTCGTGAACTTCTCGGCCTTCTTCTGATACTGGGCCAGATACTTCTCGCCGCGCGTTGCTTCCTTCTCAGCCACGATCTTTGACGGCGACTTGCGGGACGGCTTCCGGCGTTCCATTACCGGAACTTGATTGTTGTAGTTGTCGACAACGATCTTGTGCATCGCCTTCGATACGTCAGAAGCCTTGCTGCCGTTCAGTTCTACGTCCTTGAAGCATTCGGCGAGCGTCTCCCCGATACTGGTTCTCGCGTAGCTGTAAGGGACTGCCGACTCGAACCATTCGCCATACAGTTTGATGCCGCCTGGCTCTCCCTTCTGGGCCTTCCACATCTGCTTGAGAACCTGCTTGGCTTCCGCTTCCGTTGCTTGGTAGTCACCAGCGTGAACCATGACGTGCCCGTACTCATGGACGGCGTTCCCGTAGAAGATGTCGTGCTTCCCGTTCGGGTAAATCTGACCGTAGACGCTGGGAGATTCCTTCACCGTATCGCGTAACTTCTTGGCCTGCTCGGGAATTGAGTCTGATCGGTTCAGGGTTACCTTGCTCTCCACCAGTCCGCGAAGCTTGCCATTAACGGTGGAGACGCTCGTGTGATATTCCGTTTGCGCGTTGGCCTGCCACAGATTGTCAGAATTGACCACGGTCACCGTGACTTCGGGATATTTTTGCGCCATCTTGTCGAAGCCGTTGACGAATTGCTTTACGGCAGTGGGATCTTCGATGTTGGAGAACGAGGTGACGAGGCCGGGATGACGGTTCTCCAGCCACTTCCCCTCCTTGGTGGTGTACGGGGAATCGGGATACCACTTGTAGGGCGCGCCCATCTCGATGTTGACGAATCTGCGCGGCACTTGACCTTCGCGCATATCCTCTTTCACCCACCACGGGTCGGTGCTGGCCGGGTCGGTGCCGGCCTTGATGCGAAGGCGATCCGCAGATTCCATTGCGGGAGTTGCGATTCCGGCCTGGTGATTCAGTACTTCCTTGGACGGCGGAACCGGCAGATCGCCTGGGCCGGTGAAGTTCTGGTGCTTCCAGGTCAGCATCGGGCCGATCTCGCCGTGATCGCGGACCTCGACCAGCTTCTGGTAATCCTCCAGTGGTGCTTCATTTTCCACTAATCCAGCCATGAGCTTCACTTGATCGGTGGCATGCTGGAAGATCTCGTCTGGAGTGAAGCCGTCGCGGATCTCCGCTTCGCCGCCGTCGGGGATCGGCTGCACTGAACAGTTGCACGAGGGATGGATCGGCAGGAGATCCTCTGTGTAGTAGACCTGGGTGGCGGCGATCTCGCACAGCCAGCACGCGGTGCCGCCGGTCACCCGCGCATACCGCTGAATTCCGCCTGCCTTCAACACGTCTCGCGCCTGTCGGACCTTCGCCATCTGGAGGTCGGTCTGCACCATCTTGGTGAGCCTCGCCTCGCCGGCTGCCATCGCGGCGTCGAAGTCCTTGCCTGCCTGCGCTGCCTTGATCGCCGTCCAGAACGGCCGGGCCAATTCCGTTGTGGCGGTGACTCCTTCGCGCGCGAACTCCGAAAGGTTGGGCGCGGGTGGATGTTTCACGCCGAACAGGGTCGACAGGTGGGCGTTGGTCAGGTCCGCAACCTGCACCTGGCCGGCCTGCACCATCGGGGCCATCATCGCGGTCAACCGGTCGACATGACCTTGGCTTGTCAGGAACCTCGGGTCAGATCGGTATGCCTGCTGAACGTATTGCACCACACGGTGATTCACGTCTCGGACGGCGTTGCGGTACGCCTCTTCCGGCGAGTACCGGAGGACATCTTCCCGGTAGGCCGGGTTGGCGAAGCTGCGAGACTTACGGCTTGCCACTGGCCGGCTTCACCGGGACGCGCTGACTCGGAACCTTCTGTGGCCGTTGGTCATTCGCAGCCGGCGGCGCAGATCCGTTGCGCTGCTGCACTTCCGCAGACCTCTGCGGATTCTGTCCCGGCGGCAGAGCTTGCTGCTGCGGCGGCGCAAAGCTGGCTGCTATCAACGCATCCTGCGCGCGGTCGATGGAGTCCTGCGCGATCTGATCTGGGCTGTACCCCAACACGTTTCGCTGGATCGACTTGATCGACTCGCCGGCCTGCTTCGCCTGGTACGCCGCCGTGTACTTCTCCGCGAGCGTAATCCGTTCCACCGGTTCGAAACTCACATCGAGAGTCTCGTCGTCGGCCAGTTCCTCACCCGCCATCGCGAGCGCGGTCACGAGGATCGCAATCGCGCCCAGCTTCGCCTCGTTGCACCTGTCCTTGCATCGGAAGATGTAGCCGTTCTCCGCAGACCTCGCGCCCTCCGCGCTGGTATTCGCGCTGTCGGGCATCAGCATCGGCAGCGGAGTCCTTGTGACAGCGGACAACTGGCGAACATCATCCTTGCTTGCGTTGAGGATCGGGCCGGTGTCGATCTGCTGCGACTCCCAGATCTCCATCTCTGCGGGAAGATTCCACAGCGCACCTGGAGCCGGCGCGAACACCTTCGAGTAGTCGATGCTGTTGCCCTGCTCGTCCTTCTCTGGCAGCATTCCGCCCGTGAGAGCGCGCTGCCGGAACGCCTGCATCGCGACGATGACGAGACGTTCGAGGATTCCCGCGTTGATGCGGTCGATGAGGTCGGTGTGGTACTCGAATTCGCCTGCGCTGTCAGGATTGTTGTAGACAACGACGGGGATGTCGATGCTGGTTCCGGTGTCGATCCGCGTCCATGATCCCTCGGCCAGGTTGGTGAGCCACCGGGTGGGGATGACTTTGTGCTCCACCGATGTGTATGTGGGCCTTGAGAATTGGGTCCACACGCCGTCGGTCCACACCATCGCGTAGTCGCGTGCCAGTTCCTCTGTACGCCAAACCCTCAGTGCCGCAATGGGTCGCCACTTCTGGAGGGGGTTGGTGATGACGCAGAACGTCTCCGGTGAGTCCGCAGTGATCACCGGCTTGCCGTCGGTGCCACGCCACGCCGTCATGTATGACTGCGCGAACGTCAGGCCGGCTCGAAGCCAGTCCTTGATGACAGAGTCCATCCGGTTGTCGCGGTAGATCTTCTGTGCCAGTTTGGCTTTCGGGTGCTTGGGGTCGCCGTTGACCGTAATGCCGTTGGGCACAACGCGATCCACCACAGACGAGACGATCAGTTCGCCCCAGTTGGTTCGACTCTTGCGCTGGAAGCGTTGCCAGGCTTCCTTTGTCTCATCAGACATTTCGGGCAGAGGGGCGTTGCCGTCCACATACTGCCGCAGCCGGTTGACGTGGTTGCGTCGGAGGTCGAGCCGGCGTGCCAGGATCTGAAGCCAGTCCTCTGGAGTCTTGGCCGGGACGTTGGGTTCACCGACGAGGGACGCGCCGCCGTCGATGGTGGCAATCGTGTTGTCGGGTGCAGTCACCGGAATCCCTTGTCTCTCAGTACAACCGGCGCGGTGCGCCTACCTTCTGACGTGGCTTTGCGCCCTCTCGAATTGCGTCCGTTCGAGCTTCCCACGAGAGCACGCTGGCCATGCAGGCGTCGAACTTGTTGGCCAACTGGCCGTCCTGCTTCTGCAAGACCCACAGGGGCACGTCCTCATCGTCGCGAATCTTCAAGTCCTTGCGCCCGGCGTGCCCGATATGTCGGACGAGATCCGCAACATCGTTGCCGCCGAACGCAATTGACTCGGAGTCTATCGCCTCGGTGTAGTTCCTCAGTGAATACGCCATCGCGCGGGGTCGGTTCGTCCACCACTCGATGATCTGATCGGGATACCGGGCCACCCAATCCGCCACCGTCTCAACCCAATACGGGGGATCGCAGTACGCACGCCAGATCTCGTACTCCGAAAACGCTTCTTGCAGAACACCATCCACGTCCTGGTGGTCGACCTCCCACTTGGCGTCGTCTGGCAGGTTCGTCGGGCGTTCCCACAGGCCCAGGATCTGTTGCAGGCCCGTCTCGATCTCGGTGAGTACCAACGCCGTCGAGTCGCGGAACCGCGCGCCGTCGAAGCCGATGGTGCAGAACGCGCCCTTCAGAATCCTGTGTGCCTTGCCCAGATCCTTTGTGGCACCGCCAGTCTCATGTCGGACAAGAGCGTTCACCTTCTTCATGTCGAAGGCTTGCGATCCGCTCTTGCGCCACCGGTTCAGGTAGACGCGCTCCCAGTAGCTCTTGTCAATCCCCTTGCGGTCGTAGTCTTTTGCGATGCGCTCGAACTGACCCAGACCCCATTCCCCGCACGGGCCGGTGGCCTCATCGATGGCAGCCACGCGCGCCTCGACGGTCGACAGGTCATCGAATTCGGGACCGGCCCACCGGCTGAAGAAGAACAGAGAACTGTTGGGAGCCTTGCCTTCTGCGATGGCCTCGGCCTCGGCGCGCACGTCCTCCTCGACACTCTGCTGACCGGGCTGACCGGCGGTGCTGGTGTACAAGGCCCACGGGTGTTCCAATTGACGCTTGGGCAGGTTCTGGATCATCGTCTCGTGAGCGTGCTTGGCATTGGGGAGGATCAGACGGTGAGGCTCATCGAAATGCTCGAAAGTTGTTCTCGCGCCGTCCCTCGTCGCCGGCGCGTTCGACACCGGGACCACCATGCCGTCGTTGTTGCCCGAACGGCCAAGGCGCACAATGCGTTCGAGGGAACAGTCGAAGAGGTCGGAATCCGGCGAGTGTTCCACGATGTACTTGAGGACGCCGAAAGCCAGTTCCTGCACCTGTTCCTCGGCAGAGGCCATCATCGGGATGTACGGGGCCATAACGGGTTTGCCCTGGCGAAGCGTGCCGTCCTCGTGAAAGCCGTTGAAGCGAACCGGAGATTCTGGGTGGAGTTCAGCGAAGGCTATCCACGCGGCTAACTCTGTCTTGGCCAAGCCTTTTCGGATCTCGATGGCGCAGCGGTCGAAGATGCGCGTGCCGGCAAGCCGGTGGCCCATCGGGTAGACCTCGTAGCAGCGGTAGATGATGCCCAGCTTCTCTGGGTCGAGCCTCGCCGGTTGATCCTGAAGGCTGCCCGGCCCGAAAACGCAACGGTCCTCGATGAATTCGGCCACCTGGTCGCCCAGCGTGGGGATCGCGAGATCGACCTCTGGGACGATGAGTGTCGCCATTAGGCGATATGCAGGCGCGGGTCAGGCCCGTCAGTGTCCCTGTCCGACTTGGGTTTCCGTTCGGGCCGGCTGTCGGTGGCTTTCTCCGCGCTGGCGATAGTCCATTCGAGCCGGCGGCGGTCGAGCGGGGTCAGGCCGTAATCCTTTTGGGCCAAACGTATTTCGGCGTTCGCCTGCGTCGAGGGATGCTGCCAGAAGTCATCGATGAGGACGGCGAGACGGTACAGGCCGTGCCGGTCGCTGGCGTGAAACTCACCGGCCATCGGGCTGCTCCACAGCGACTCCCACCACTCCTGCGTTTCCAGCCGCCACGGGATCTCGACCATGTACGTCTCGGTCTGCACGAGTCCCTCGTCATCGCGTCCCTTGCGCTTGCGCTCGATCAGACGCATCGGCGGCAGCTCAGGGATCTCGATCTCGTCGGGTTCCGGCTCGAACAGTGTGGCGCGCGTGCTGGCCTTGGTGTGGCCGGCTCGTGTGCTGTGGTGCTTGGGTGTTGGTGGCATGTCGCCCTCTTCCTTTGCGGATTACCTTGCAGCACAAGCATATTCCCATACCGCTTGCGGCCCAACGACTCTCGCGTTCGTGCGCCTGCGCCCGGCCCTCCCCTGGGCGGCGAAAAGTCCTGGGATCTATCGGCGTCGGAATTGGCT